AAGGCAGCCAGTGCCTGCCCATCTGCGCCAAGCTTGAGGCTGACATTGCCGAGCTGGACGATCCCGAAGAAAAGGCCATGTTCATGGAAGAACTGGGCGTTGCCGAGTCCGGTCTGGACCGACTCATCCGTTCCAGCTACGCCCTGCTGGGCTTGATTTCCTTCCTGACCGCCGGCTCCGATGAGTGCCGTGCCTGGACGATTCGTAGGGGCACCAAGGCACCTCAGGCAGCCGGCAAGATCCACACCGATTTCGAACGGGGCTTCATCCGTGCCGAAGTCATCGCCTTTGAGGATATGAAGGCCTGCGGCACCATGGCCGCCGCCAAGGCAAAGGGTCTTGTCCGCAGCGAAGGCAAGGAATATATCATGAAGGACGGCGACATCGTCAACTTCCTGTTCAACGTATAAGATAAAAAGAGGATGCACCCGCATCCTCTTTTTCTTATAATTGAATCCCAGTCTGTATCATCCGCGCAACTGCCCACAGGATCAGCATGTGTACCGGATAGAACAGGTAAAACGCCCACTGGACCGCTTTGCTGCGGGTCACCTTTCGCCCATCGTAGGCTGCAATAAACACCATGGACAGCACGCCAAACACCTGCATGGGCAGGGACAGATTCCCAAAATAAAACACCTTTCCATTCATCATATGGAAAAGGATCACCATGGCACCGACGCGGATCAGATTTTTCCCTGCCATATACCGGCTCAGATCAAAGATCGCCACCAGAACCACACCGGACCAGCCGTAATCCGTATTCAGCAATTCCGCCAGCACAGCAAACGGAATCATCACAACAGGCTTCCATGCCAGGTTTCTGCATCTCTCCATGGCAAGAACGGCAATATACCCCAAAAACAGTGTCATCATCACACTCTGATTCGGCCCGAAAAGCCTTCCGGATACCATCAGATCAAAAGGGATTTCAGCCAAGACCGCTCCGATCAGCAAACGCAACCCATATCTGATCGGATCCCGAGTCTTTTGTACCCCTTCCACCAGCAAAAATGCATAGATCGGCAGTGCGATACGTCCCACAATCCGGCAGAGATAATACAGACGATACAGCATCTGCACCGTTCCGGGCATCTGCGCACTGCAATAAAGTGCATAGACCACCTCATAGCCGATATGATCGATCAGCATGGTGATACAGGCAATGAGTTTCAGCCCTTCCTGTGAAATTCCTTTTCTCATGAGCATTCCCCTTTGTTGTTTCTCGGCTCATTATACTCCAAAGCGTGTAAAAATACAAACAGTTTTCCCAACTTTCTGGTTGCTTTTTTCATATCGGTAGTGTATAATATTGATTCAGTATCCGGGTGTGGCCCAGTTGGTAGGGCGCTTGATTTGGGTTCAAGATGCCGGGAGTTCGAATCTCCCCACTCGGACCAAATAAGGCTTATAGTTTTGATACGAGAGTATCTGAAACTATAAGCCTTATTCTTTTGCCGAAAATCCTTGCAGGACAAGGGTTTTCGGCTTTTTTCGTTTTTGGATAAGTTTCATTGTGGTCTGAAGTCCAGGCTCATTTCACTCCGGTACGTTGCTTTATTTCCCAAAACAAAACCACGCTGAAACTTTTCTCCAAGGAATAGTTTCAGCGTGGCTAAAATAGTTTCATTGTGGTTGAATAGTTTCAGAGTGAATAATCGCATCAAGGCGAGACAACCCTGCCGTTGCGAATCGCAGCGTGGGTATAGAAGTCAAGTGAGATTGTAAAATCCCAGCCATTAATATTTTTGAAGAATGCGAATTCGTCTGCCATACCAAACACCTTGTTGATATATCGCATCCCACCGGTGCAATTAAAAAAGTAATCGACGCTGATACGATTAAAGTGGCGCTCAATTCTGGCATCCAGTTCATATAGTTCGGAAATTTCTATTGCTAACCGGATGAATTCCTCACTTGCCGTAAGCCGTTCCGGCATAAGTACATATATGGTATTGGCTTCGATTTGCTGCATCATTTCGTCAAATGATAAAGCGGTCTCTTCAGACTCGCCCGGTTCACCCGGCAACTCATGCTCTATTTCCTTGTATTGTTCCATCAGATCAATGCGAGGATATTTCTTCTCATAGATTATTTCCACTTCCATACATCCTCCCCATCATTGATGATTCCGAATTGATGACACAAGTCAAAATGGAACTTCGCGACAAAAATCGAAGTATCGATTCACCGCCGCTCTCAAATCTGTGATTCGTTGGACTACATTTGCCCCTTCCTTGAAAGAGAACTCGGACGGTGCAGAAAGACCTGCAGTTGCATCCCGGCGGCAGTATGAGAGCTTCGCCAACACCGCGTTGCCACAATCCTTTTTATATTCAACATCCAAATCCACTTTGAGAGCATACTCAACAGTTGTACACCTGCTGATGCAGTCACTGGCTGGCTTTTTGTTCATCCTGTTAGATAGCCAGTTGCGAAAATCTTCTTTTCTCATACTCTTCTCCTTTCCATCAAACTTCAGATGTCCAGAAGGGATCCTTCTTTACCTTTTCATATTTTCTTACCTTCAGAATCTCAGGTGTTGAGTCAACCGATGGGAACTCCGCCGCAATCTCACCACACAAGCGATAAATTAGTTCGTCGCCTATTTCGTTTGCATATTTTCCGCGTAGTGCTTTTTCATACCACGCAATAAGATCATTTTCTGTAACAATACTCTGGATATGGCTGTGCCATCCGATTTGAGTAAGCAGCGATACAATAATATCTCGCTCCGCATCTTTACAAACAATTACAATCTTGTCGCTTGAAACACTATCAACAATACTTTTAGCGAGTTCTACGTCAAGGCTCAAATGTTTAATCTGAATTGCAGGCCCCCAGTTAGAATACATATCCAAGCCACGATCTGCTGCATTTGTCACACCAACTCGATAGACCTTGGCATCCTGAACATAGCTCGGATTGCTAAAATCTATGCACATAACCATTTTTGCAAAATCAGAAAACTCAGAGAGCATTTCAAAATTCTCTTCGTCAACAGAAATCTCCACCTGAAGGTTTAGTGCATCGACCAGTGTAGAGAAGAGTGCGTAAACAATTATTTCGTAAATTTTATCAAGACTACGTTTCAAACCAGGCTCGTTCCAAAATGAGTCAATGAACTGTTTCACCATGAATGTGTCCTTGGACGAGCCAAGACAATAATCAAGGGCTTCTGCTAACTGGCTGTGCTTGCTTGTAAATCGGCTGTAAATGTAGGCTTCTACTCCTCCACCTGTCCGGCGATTTTCTTTTCCAAGTTCAGCAATAAGGGCGGGAGGAATTGCAGTATCGTTAAACAGGTCGTCTTGGAATTTTGCACTGCTGGTACAGACTCTCCCCAAAAGCACCTGACAAACGTCATCTCTCCATCGTTTGCTCTTGGTTCTGTAGTCTTCCAAAGATAAAAGGTCGATATCCTTAAAAACCCTATCCCGGTATAGAATCTCTGCTATTTGTATCGGTTTGTAAAGATGAACACGAGATTTGCGAATAACTGCATCTAATGCCTTCTTCGCTTCTATTCTATCAGCCATTACTGCTTGCCTCCTTGTTCGAGAATTCCTTTAGTGCTTTCATCATTTGCTCTGCAACTGCTTTTATTACAGGAACTGCAACAGAATTACCGCACTGCTTCTTCATTTTTCCGTACGGCACCACGATTTTATATGTGTCCGGGAAGCCCTGGATTCGTAACATCTCTCTTTCCGTGGGTCTTCTCTCATCATTAATCAAGATGTAGTTCGCCGATGCACCTGCTCGCAGTGCAGAGGAATAAGGATGCGGGGTGATCGAACCAGCCATGTTCTCGTGGGAAATATAGGGCTTTGGGTAGCTTTTATCTTTGAGACGAGACAGGCGTGACTCACGGATGGCATCTCTGACATAATACTTAGGATCGACATCGGTCTCAAGAATATCAACCAGAGTCTTTCGTTCGGATTCGGGTATGGGTTCCGGAAAGGTAAATTGTACATCGTCCAAAAAGCCAACAATAATAATACGCTCTCGCTTTTGCGGAACACCATAGTCTAATGCATTAAGCACCTTAGCATAAACATGGTATCCCAGTGCCTCTAAATGCTCTTTGATAATTTTGAAAGTGTTACCATTATCATGGGCGGTGAGGTTGCGGACATTTTCGAGCATAAATGCCGGAGGGCGTTTTTCTTTCAGGATTCTTTCAATGTCAAAAAACAAGGTACCACAGGTTTCATTTGCAAAGCCCTCCTTTTTCCCGATAATGGAAAATGCCTGGCAAGGAAACCCACCCAAAAGGACATCAAAATCGGGAATATCTTTGGCCTCGATCTTGGTGATATCACCCGCGGGGTGTTCTCCAAAGTTGGCTTCATATGTTGTACAGGCATCTTCATCAAATTCAGATGAAAATACGCAATGCCCTCCCACGTGTTCAAAACCGAGTCGGATGCCACCTATACCTGCAAATAGATCAATAAATCTAAAATTATTCCAATCCATGGCCGTAAACTCCTCTAATTCAAATATTGAATAAATCTTTTCTGTAGCACGTCGCATATTCCAAAAACGACAATGATAGTGATATTATAGCGCTTTTATAGCGCTTTTTCAAGATGTTACCGATAAATAATGTATTTTTAACGGATTATACATATATTACCTCGATAGCGTTCCTAATCGCATAGTCAATCGTGTTCTTCGTGCCGCCCTTTTCACCGTTAAAAACCGCAATTACCCTGGAAGCGTGATCGACCATCCATTCGTTACGGATTTGGAAACAAGCCCGGCTGTAATTTTCACACACATATTTCACGAGGTCGGCTTCTGCCAGAATATCCCTGTACTGCTGCTTCCATTCCTCGCTCCACCCTTGCTCGAATCCATTATAGGGGCAAGCACATATTAGTTTAATATCTTGGTTCTTCTTCCGCATTTTCAGAACAATTTGAGCCGCCCAAATATCAACGCCCCTTGCCATGCCCGAAATAAAGACATTCATTCCGTCAGCAACAGCCTGGCGGATTTCTTTTTCCAGGTCCTTTTTTATTAACCACTCAAAGCGGGTAAGTTTCTCCGGGCGATGTCCGGTAAAGCATACTCTGTGCAAACGTTTTTCGGCCTCTGTCATTTTCAAAACCTCACATAATAAAATAGCCGATCTGATATTTACTTCAGATCGGCTTCTCACATCGTTCAGTTGTTATGCTATTCGGCGTTCTACGAACCACCGACCGATGTTATTGCCGGTCAAATTAGTGCTACGCTCAAAGAAAAGGTAGCTTTGTTTTCCATTTATCATTATGGTATATCGGTCACCCTGGCCACCAGCCTTCATGGCAGCGGCCTGGCGGATATCCGTTATTCTGTCAATCTTGTATTTCTCGCCATCTTCCCAGGTGATTACCCTGGGGAGCATAGTGCCATCTTCAGCAAAATCCACTTTGACAGCCACATAGACTTTGATTGGCTTATGAATAGTAGTCTGCATCATCTGGCACCTCGATATCTCGGAGGAAGTTGCTCCGGGCGCTGATGGGCGGTTCAATCAGCTTATAGCCTTTCCACTTCATAATACGGAACTTGAAGTCGAGCAGTTCTGCCGGAACATAAAGCATAGCGGCTGCGGAGAAAAAGGTTGTGTCACGATTCAGAACGTCCAGCACCCTGCTGTCCGACAGCATAAGTTCGGCTGCAAAAAGATTTGCATCTTTTTCAAGGGCGGAGTTCTCATCAAACATAACAATATCGTGGAAGGCATGAATGCCACTCGCACGGTGATAAAGAGCGTGTCCCAATTCGTGTGCAGCAATAATCCGCTGAATGACCTCCGGCAGGTCACTGTTAACGGTAATGGTACGAATACGTTTGCTTTCCAGGAAAAAGCCCTTCACTGCATCGGGGTCTTTGCCCATCGGCTGGAATATTAGCTTAATGCCGAGTAAACGGCACAAACGGAAAGGGTCGCTCTCTTCATAGGTTTTCTTCAACCTGGCGACCGCTCCGCATATCTCTGCGTAGGTCAATTTTCACCCCTCCTTTGTAGGGTATTTTACATTATAAAATTGTAGCAGAAGAACAGTCCAATAATCTGGACTTAAGCCTTCCTGCCGAACTTCCTCTTAGATTCCTCTTTGCACGTGATGTAGGCTTTCATAACAGCTTCAAAGAATGCATCCTTCTGTTCCTGGGACAGAGTGCCACCAGCAAACAGGGCTGCATTATCACGGAGCAGGTCTTCCATATCACGGACACCCTTTGCACCATACATTTCACGAGCCTGCTCGATGTAGCCATCCTTCTCGATATCTGCCAGGGGGTCGATGCAATCGTCATCCGTCAGATACTTAATGGATACTTTCAAAGCACGGGCTAACTTTTCCGTGGTAGAGCGTCTGGCCTTGGCTCCACCGGATTCATAAGAGGCTATGGTTCTCTGGGATACGCCAACCTCCTGTGCCAGTTCATTCTGTGTCAGCTGCGCCACTTCACGGGCGCGCTTAATCTTGTCGGAAAAGGTCATATATATCTCCTCCAAAAAAAATTTACAATTGCAAACTTCATCAACTTCATAGAAGTTATTGACAAGACTTCATTTGTCTGTTATGCTATTTATGAAGTTTATGAAGTTACGGCTTCATTATACACCCTATAACTTCATCTTGTCAATAGGTTTCAATGAAGTTTTTGTAAATTCGAGGTGAATTTTTGATGGAAAGAGCAATTTTACACAGCGATCTGAACAGTTTTTACGCTTCCGTAGAGATGATGCTTGACCCCAGCCTGCGTGGAAAGGCTGTCGCGGTGTGTGGCAGTACCGAAGACCGCCACGGTATTGTCCTGGCAAAATCTGATCTTGCGAAAAAGGCAGGAGTAAAAACTGGAATGGTCAATTGGGAAGCCAAGCAGTTATGTAAGGACTTGATTGTAGTCCCGCCCCAATACGATCAGTATCTGAAATACTCGAAGCTGACCCAGGCTATCTATCAAAGATACACCGACCTCATTGAACCCTTCGGCATGGATGAATGTTGGCTTGACGTGACCGGGAGCAGGATGGTCTGCGGTGACCCTATGACCATAGCCGAAGACATCCGGCGTTCCGTCCGCGAGGAGTTGGGACTCACCGTGAGCATCGGTGTTTCCTATAATAAAATCTTCGCCAAGCTGGGGAGTGATATGAAGAAACCGGACGCCATAACTGAAATCCGAAAGGATACCTTTAAAGAAAAGGTGTGGCCCCTGGAGTGCAGCGAGATGATTTACTGCGGACGAGCCACCACAGCCAAGCTGGCAAAGTACGGTATCCGCACAATCGGAGATATCGCCCAGACCGACCCGGAATTCCTACGGCAGCAATTAGGGGTCAACGGCGTTGCTCTCTGGCGTTACGCAAACGGCACTGACCAATCCCGGGTGATGCACAGGGACTTCGTCTCTCCCATCAAGAGCGTAGGTCACGGCATCACCTGCACGGCAGATCTTGAAAATGACGAAGAAGTGTGGAAGGTCATCCTTGCCCTCTCCCAGGATATCGGCCACCGACTCCGACTCCACGAACTCTCCGCTCGTGGGGTTCAAATTTCCGTAAGAGGCAACGATCTGTTTGGTAATCAGTACCAGTGCAAGTTGCCGTTCAAGACCCAACTCCCATCTGAAATCAGCAACGCTGCCATACAGCTGTTCCGTGAACGCTATCGTTGGGGAACGAAAGTCCGTGCAGTCACCGTCCGTGCAATTGACCTCGTTCCGCAGAATGACCCATTCCAGCTGTCCCTGTTCGTTGACTCCGAGCGGATGGCTCGGAGAGAGCGGTTGGAGGACATGATAGAGGAAATCCGGTCGCGGTTCGGCAAACACGCAATCACCTACGCAACCCTTCTTGGGGATCTGAAAATGCCGGATGACGGGCGGCATAACGTAAAAATGCCCGGAATGATGTATCAGTAAGATTTGTTCACAAATTGTTTACGCAACACACGCAACAAATGTTGCACAACCTATTGACAAAGCGAATGTTGCGTGATATAATTTTTATGCAACAATCCAAGCAACACTTCTTTTGGAGGTTAATGATATGAGCAGTAGAGACCGTCTCACAAATTATACAAGAATAAAAACCCCAGACAAAGATGCCCTGGCCGATTTGGTGATAAAGGCAAAGGGGCCTACCCGCAGTCTGCGCCAGTTTGCAGATGATCTTGGAGTCAATGTTTCCACCCTTTCACGAATAGTCAATAAAAAAACGTCTCGGGCTAATTCCGACACACTGATAGCTGACATCGCTGACCGTGCAGATCCCAACAGCAATGTAACATTTGAGCTGCTGATGGAAGCTCACGGAATGGCTTTGAAAGAAACGATTACCGGTAGAAGTATGTTCCTTTTTGCTGAATCAGCCAGCAACATCATTTTCAGAGAATTGGTTCGTAGAGGATATTCTATAAGTGGTATGCTCCATGAGGGGTCCACCACACGAAATCGTATGGCTTCTCTCGACTCGATAATGGGGCGTTGCTACCTTGATCTTGAGGTTCATACCAACGCATTGGGAAAGGAAGATTCTGTTTGGTTGTTTGATTTTCATACCAACCACGCAGGTCTGCGGAATAAGCATCAGTATATGGATCGGATTCGTCAGTGGTTACTCATGTATGCAGGCATGATAGCTTTTAATGAGGGCAAGGTAGATCGGCTTTCGGTCGTCATTGCAGAGCGCGAGATTTATGATGAGTTGCTGACTCATCTGGAAGGTTACACCATGCGTAACGGAATGTCCCTTATGCTAATTGATATGGAAACGGGCACTGTAGTTGATGAGTATGTCCTTTCTGATGCCCCGCGTAGTAATCCCGTTTTTTATCCCATTGAGGAAGACGACTCCGATAATTCTGAAGTTTACGATTTTGAAAATGCTGTAGTATTTGGAGAAGAAATAACCAGTGAGTTACATGATATTGCATCGAAGGAGGACGCCGAATGACAGAACCGACCGCACATCGAACTGAACCGAAGAAGCCTGCTCCGGCAGTGCCCCTCCCAGAAACGGACAAGGACGTCATGAAAAAAATCCGCACCATTTGTGGCAGAGGCAACAACGCTGAGATAAGGCAACGTAAGGACGGCACCTTTACCGTTATGGAAGTAAAAAAGAATATTGTATAAGCCATCAGCAAATCGGTGTTGATGAAGGACCAATAGGGGTCGATGGAACGGGTTGATTATGCCCGCTCTATCGACCCCTATTTTTATTTATCAAACAGTTGTTTCAAGTACCCGCTTAACACCATTTGAAATGCCTCATCCGGGATTTCAGTTTCACGATAAAGTTTTATCATCGGGATGAGTTTTTTCAGAACCTCGTTCATTTTCTGAAATTTCGAGTAGTTGCCGGTACAACAGAACTCCATATCTGTCTCTTCGTATTCCATTTCGTTTTTGGCGTAATCGCCCGGCCGTAAAAAGTCCGGGAAATAGAACGCTGGATACTGAACTTTCTGTTTCAATCGGCGGCAATCAAGTATCCCATCATTTTCAAACAGATCATAGACCAGTTCTTCTTCAGTAATTTCTGTAACCCTAATGCTTGCAGAACAGAGCAAAGAGGTTAACAAGGCAACCAAAGCCCTGGGGCTTGTGCTATTAGCCTCTGCGGATTTATTACCAGTCAAGTCATCAATAGATACGCCGAAATGCTGAGATATCCGAAACACCTGGTCTATCGTGAACTGTTTCTTTTCATTGGGATTTAGTGCCTTGCTTACGTTTGCCTGGGTCATTCCGGCAATTTCAGCGAGAGCGTTCTGCGTGAGGTCGTGTTTCTTCAATAAAGCCCGGATATTCTCCTGGAGCAATTCAAAATTCAATTCCGACATAAATATATTCCTTTCTGGTATAATCATTCAGTTTCGATATGAAATTACGAGATTTGAATATATCATACCACATCAAGTATAATTTTGGTAGTACCAAACGAAAAAAGTCACAAAAAAGTAACAGAGGTGATGCCTATCAGTACCAAAGAAAGGAGGAGCATCGATGGAGCCCGTAAAGAATCTGAATGATAAGCGGGTCTGCGACATCAGCCATGACCGCAAGGTCGTGGAGATTGTCCAGAAGGGCTGTCTCACAAGAATTACAGCCAACCCAGACGGGACACTCAAGATTGAGAATGTCCCACTACCTAAAGCAGCGTAAATAAATAAACCAGGTAATCCGCCAGAACGCAAGACGGCAGTGCGGGACCTACTTTCTCCCCTATGGGAGAGGTGGGTCTCACCCTGCCGTCTTTTTCTGTTTCTGCGGATGTGGCGGCTCTGGACGGATTGCAAAATCTGAAAGGAGCCAAACAAATGACAACCAACGACAAGCAGTATTACATCTACATCCGTTCCACCAAGGAACGCATCCCCTGCACCGAAGAGGAATTTCACAACTACTATCACGACATCGATTTGTACCGCCAGCGCCAACAGTATCGCAAACAGTGCGTATGCCCCCAGAAGAAGTGGCTTGAGTGCGATATGGATTGCCAGACCTGCCCCTTCCGCCGCACCGAGGTCTTTTCGCTTGACAAGCCCATCGAGACGGCCGAGGGCGATGAAATGAGCCTCCTTGATACCATCCCGGACGAGTCCCCACTCATCTCCGATATCATCGCAGACAAAGATCAGCTTGGTCAACTGTTCCGCAGACTCAATGAGATTATGCCGGAGGCAATCGAAATCGGCAGACTGCGCCAGCAAGGCCTGAGTGATACCGCCATCGCGGGAGAAATCAGCATCCCCAGAAAGACATTCACCGACCGCATTCAAAAAGCCAGAAAAATCTTGAAGATGGAGTTCCCGGAATTTTTCTAAAAAATTTTTTCAAATCTCCGCCAAAACGAATTCCGTTTCCTCGGTGGCGAAGTGGAAAGGGCAAAAACGATACGGCTCCTTCCAGGAGGTGAATGGAATGTACGAGAACGAAAACAAGACGATGAACCCCGAAGAGGAACTGGTTGATATCCTCCTGGACTTTATCATCGTCGCAGCAAATCTGGCAAAAAGTATCAATCACGCAATGAAGGAAAAGCAAATCAAGGAAGGAGGCACCGTCAATGGGCAGAATCAGCGAACTGGAAATGGCAATCAGCGACCTGCGAACCGCTGCAGCCACTATTAACGATGTAGCAGATACCCTGGCGGAGATGTTCTCCGGTAAGGAAGAGCCTTCTGCACCTGCCAAGGAGGCAGAGCCCGCAGATAAGCCCACCCTCACCTTTGACCAGGTTAGCAACACTCTCATGAGTATTTCTCGCATGAGCAAGGCACACAGTCAGAAACTCCGAGCCGTTGTTCAGAAGTTCGGTGCTAACAAGCTGTCGGAGATTGCACCGGAACATTACGAAGCCATCCTCACCGAGGCGGAGGTGATTCGCAATGCCGGGTAAACACGCAGTCCTCTCGGCATCTTCCTCGGAGCGGTGGATTCACTGTCCACCCTCCGCAAGGCTGTGCGAGAACTACGATGATGTCAGCAGTGACTATGCTGCCGAGGGCACCGACGCCCATACCCTTTGCGAATACCGCTTGAAGTTAGCCTTGGGGCATCCTGCTGAAGATCCCATTGAAAACCTCACCTGGTACAACGAGGAGATGGAAGAGTGTGCCGAAGCCTACACAGCCTACGTTATGGAACTGGTTGAGGCAGCCAAGCAAGCTGGCAGTACACCTACCGTCCTTATCGAACAGCGGGTTGATTTCTCCCGTTGGGTCAACGATGGGTTCGGCACGGCAGACTGCATCGTCATTGCTAACGGCACTCTCAACATCGTGGACTACAAACACGGCAAAGGCGTGGAGGTGTCCGCAGAAGAAAACTCACAGATGAAGCTGTATGCCTTGGGGGCTTTGGAGATTATCGACTACATCTACGATATCCAGGATATTCAGATGACCATCTTCCAACCCCGCAAAAGCAATGTCAGCATCTACAGCACACCCAAAGATACCCTCCTGGAATGGGCAGAAGGTGATCTTTCCCGCCAAGCCAAGTTGGCTTATGAGGGTCAAGGTGACTTCAGCTGTGGAGAATGGTGCCGTTTCTGCAAAGCCAAAGCTGAATGCCGGGAACGAGCCAATGCCAACCTTGAACTGGCTCGGTATGAGTTCCAGGCACCCGCACTTCTCACCGATGAGGAGATTGCCGATGTCCTCGGCAAGGTCGATGCTCTTACCGCTTGGGCGTCTGATGTCAAAGAGTATGCCTTGCAACAGGCTGTAAGCGGTAAGGAGTGGAGCGGATGGAAATTGGTCGAAGGCCGATCCAACCGCAAGTACACAAGTGAAGCCCTGGTTGCCGCCACCGTTGAGGGTGCAGGCTTTGACCCCTACGAGCGAAAGGTTCTGGGTGTAACAGCCATGCAGAAGATGCTCGGCAAATCCCGCTTTGAGGAACTTCTCGCTCCCTATATTGAAAAACCGCAAGGTAAACCAACGCTCGTGCCGGAGAGCGATAAACGCCCGGCAATGAATACTGCCAAAAATGATTTTATGGAGGATTAAGAAAATGGCTAATAACGCAAACAGAGTAAACAACCCTATGAAGGTAATCACCGGTCCCGACACCCGTTGGTCTTACGCCAATGTCTGGGAGCCTAAGTCCATTAACGGAGGCACGCCCAAGTTCAGCGTCAGCCTCATCATTCCCAAGTCTGACACCGTGACCGTTGCCAAGATTAAGGCTGCCATTGAGGCTGCCTACCAGGAAGGTCAGTCCAAGCTGAAGGGCAACAGCAAGAGTGTCCCGCCCCTCGCCGCTATCAAGACCCCTCTCCGTGATGGTGACATCGAGAGACCCGATGACCCCGCCTATGCCAACGCATACTTCATCAACGCAAACTCCGCTACCGCTCCCGGTATCGTGGATGCTGACCGCAACCCCGTGCTGACTCGTTCCGAAGTCTACTCCGGTGTGTATGGTCGTGCAAGCATCAATCTGTATGCCTTTAACAGCAACGGCAACAAGGGCATCGCCTGCGGTCTGAACAATCTCCAGCTTATCCGTGCCGGTGAACCCCTGGGTGGCAAGGCATCCGCTGAGTCCGATTTCGCAACCGATGACGATGAGGATTTCCTCTCCTAATCTAACTCACCCCTGGGTGGCGGAGCAATCTGCCACCCTCTTGGGGTAGCGAAAGGACGTGAGATTATGAAAACGCTCTCAATAGATATAGAAACTTACAGCGATCAACCACTTCCCAAAACAGGCGTGTACCGCTACGTGGAGTCTCCGGTATTTGAAATTCTGCTCTTTGCTTACAGCATTGATGGCGGAGCCATTCAGGTGGTGGATCTCGCTTGCGGTGAAAGCATTCCACAGGAGGTGCTTGCAGCCATCGAGGACGAGGCAGTCACCAAGTGGGCATTTAACGCTAACTTCGAGAGGGTCTGTCTTTCTCGTTTCCTGGGCTACCCCTGCGGAAACTACCTCGACCCTTGTTCATGGAGATGCTCGATGGTGTGGGCAGCTACAATGGGACTCCCTCTTTCCCTTGAAGGTGTCGGAACGGTCCTGGGCCTTGAAAAGCAGAAATTGACCGAGGGCAAAGACCTCATCAAGTATTTCTGTCAGCCCTGCGCGCCCACCAAAACCAACGGACAGCGAACCCGAAATCTTCCGGCTCACGCACCGGACAAGTGGCTGAACTTCAAAAAATACAATGTCCGCGATGTCGAAACGGAAATGGCCATTCAAGCACGCCTTGCCAACTATCCTGTGCCGGACAGCGTTTGGGATGAGTACCACCTCGATCAAGAAATCAATGACCGTGGTGTAGCCCTTGATATGGAACTGGTTCAGAAAGCAATTCAGCTGGATACCCGCTCTCGTAGCGAATTGACCACGGCTATGAAGGAACTGACAGCTTTGGAAAACCCCAACTCCGTACAGCAAATGAAGCTGTGGCTGGCGGATAATGGTCTGGAAACCGACACCCTTGGTAAAAAAGCCGTGGCGGAAATGCTCAAAACGGCATCCCCGGAAATGCGAAGAGTTCTGACCCTTCGTCAGCAACTTGCCAAGTCCTCGGTCAAAAAGTACCAGGCTATGGAAACCGCTGTTTGTGAGGATGGGCGTGCCAGAGGAATGTTCCAGTTCTACGGTGCAAATCGCACCGGGAGATGGGCGGGTCGCATTATCCAAATGCAGAATCTCCCACAGAACCATCTTACCAATCTTGCAGATGCCCGTGGGCTTGTACGAGATGGAGACTTCGATGCTGTTGACTTCTTCTTTGATGATGTGCCGGACACGCTATCCCAGCTGATCCGTACCGCTTTCATTCCCCAGGGAGACCGCAAATTCATCGTTGCTGACTTCTCGGCTATTGAAGCCCGTGTGATTGCGTGGCTTGCCGGAGAGGAATGGCGGCAGAAGGTCTTTGCGGAGGGTAAGGACATCTATTGTGCCTCTGCTTCTCAAATGTTCGGTGTTCCCGTGGAAAAGCACGGCGTCAACGGACACCTTCGCCAGAAAGGCAAAATCGCAGAATTGGCTCTCGGCTACGGAGGGTCTGTCGGGGCCTTGAAAGCAATGGGGGCATTGGAGATGGGGCTGTCCGAAGAAGAACTGCCACCCCTGGTGGATGCCTGGAGACAAGCCAATCCCATGATTACAAAATTATGGTGGGATGTTGATCGTGCTGCTATGGAGGCTGTTCGGTTCAAACACACCAATGAAACCCACGGCATCACCTTTTCCTGCAAAAGCGGAATGCTGTTCATAACGCTCCCGTCCGGCAGGCAGCTTGCCTATGTCAAGCCTAAAATCGGCATCAACAAGTTCGGTGGAGATTGCATCACCTACGAGGGTGTCGGTGGGACAAAGAAGTGGGAACGACTGGACAGCTATGGACCCAAGTTCGTGGAAAACATCGTCCAGGCAACAGCAAGGGATATCCTCTGCTATGCCATGCAAACGCTCCGGTATTGCTCCATTGTGATGCACATCCACGATGAAGTGGTCATTGAGGCTGACCCCAAAATGTCAATGCAGGCGGTCTGCGATCTGATGGGTCGCACACCTCCTTGGGCAAAGGGGCTACAGCTTCGTGCTGATGGGTACGAGACAGATTTTTATAAGAAAGATTAGTGAGGTAAATCAGATGAGTATAAGCAAGTTCAATGCGGAACGGTACTATGACCCCACCGCATACGAAGCAATGACAACCATAGAAAAAGAGGAACGGGCGCTCCGTGCGTTCCGTCCCATCGTATATATTTGCTCACCTTATGCTGGGGATGTGTCAGAAAATGTCGAAAATGCTCGGAAGTACAGCCGTTTTGCCGTTGAGCAGGGTTACATACCAGTTGCTCCGCATTTGCTGTTTCCGCAGTTCCTTAATGACCACAACCCCAAGGAGCGTCAGCTGGGGTTGTTCTTCGGCAACGCTCTCATGAGCAAGTGCAGCGAAGTGTGGGTCTTTGGTGACCGTATCTCTTCCGGCATGGAAGCTGAAATCAAAAGAGCCAAGTGGAAAAACTACCGCTTGCGTTACTTCACC